TCACCATTGCGCTCAATATAAGCGTCAATAATTTCCTTAAGGCGATTGCTGGTATCTGACACTATTTGCTGCCCTTTTGTTTATACATCCTAGCAGCTTTGCCAGCCTTCTTAGCTTTATCTGTGTTTGCTACAAACTGTTTACCCTTCTTGGATGCAGCACGTTTTTTAGCATCTGTTTTGTCACGCTCTTCTGGTGATAACTTAGCCCAAGCTTTCTTAGGGAGATACCGTTTGGTAGTACCATCAGATTGGATTGCTTTATCAGCCATTACTTTTTATCTTTAGCTTTTTTAGCCGCAGTAGCAGCCCTTTTTGCTTTACCCTTCTCATACTCGTCTTTGGTTTGCCACTCTTCTTTACTCCATTTGCTTAATGCCTTTTGCTTGCTACCTTTACCTCCTTGGTACCCTCCTCCTTTCTTTTTGTACTCCGAGGCCACTAGTTGAGCTTTTCGAGCAGACCACTGTCCCGGCTTACCTCCTTTACTGCCTGCCATCACGCGTTTCTTAATTGATTCGCGTAAACCTGGTTTTGTGTATTTTGAATCGTCTTGTGCCATGATTAAACTCTCATTGGACTAGGGGGAAGTCCACCTCCTGACGGACCATAAGGGCCATAACCCATTCCTTCGTAATAACGAATAGGAGTATTAGGACCTTGCGATGGTCCTTGTTCTCCCATCGGCAAGCCCTGCGCTAAAGGAAATAGCTGTGGCCCTCGCGGGGCAGGTGGCGTCATAGGTTTCCAGCCACGTCTGATTTGTTCATCGATATAAGGTGAATCAAGATGAGGTGCTTTAATAATTGCACCAGGGGGTGCAAATTTACCCCTGATATAACGAGGCGCTCCAGCAACACCAGATCGTGGATCATTTAAAATAAAACGATCACGATCTTGTTCAAGTCGGAAAAGATTATAGCCAGGATCTCCAGGTTGAGTTTTCGGCTGTACGTATAAATCTTCAGGATTAAACCCAGGGGCTTCAGGCCTATTCTGATATTGCAGAAAATCTGCTTCTTGGTTTCTTGTATCAGAAGACAAAGCTGGATTTGAATAATTAGCAGCAATTGACATTGCTAAATTACCTGCTGCCCCTGGAATGTTGTAGCCGCCTGAGTATCTCATTACCTTAAATACCTACGTGCTTCTTCAATTGCTCTTTGTCGTTCTTGAGCGCTTTGCCCAATGTATTCAAGTGCTCCGCCCATGCTGCGAGGACTACCATCTTCATTATATCCAAACAAACCAGAACCTCCTAAAGGCTGTCCACCTAAACCTTGTCCTGTAAAAGGACTTAGCAACGCATTGCCGTACTCTTGAATGTACGGCATTGTGCGTTGAATGTAATTACCAAGGAAATTGAAGGGGTTCATTAGAACTGCCTCCTAGTGTTTACATTGGCAAAACCAGATCCCTTGCTTCCAGGTGATGCAAAGTTTGCTGCGCGTGAATTGCGTGGCACAGCAGCTGAACGTATATCACCCAGTGTCTTCATACGAGGGCCAGAGCGAGGGTCAACAGGCCCTGAATATTCAGTCGTAAATCCTTCCAAGGGATAATCAGCCCGTTCTTTTACAGGACCTGCCATTAAATCAATATAGGAACCGGCTAATTCCATTACGAAACAAACTTATTAGCAAAACCACTACGTTGCGCTTCGACCATATTGCCTAGCGAACGTACTGCATCAATTTGATCGTATTGATTAATTTGTTGCTGTGCAGAAACAGGACCAAAACGCCTAAAGGGAATGCCAGCATTTAAAACCTCAATGCCGCCGGAGTTGCCCATATTTGGATCACCACCAGAATATCGCATTGTGTTTAATACAACTTTTATTATTTTACTCGTCTAATTTTGAATTTAATCTTTGAACAATAATTCCATCACCCTTTAGATCCCAGGTCAACAAATCACCTGCCTGCCAGTCTAAAGTTTCGATAATTTCTTCTGGAATAGGTAAGAATAAATCGCCGTTAGCCAGCTCCTCTAACTCAATAAAGTAACTCATTTGGAAAGTAATTTTTCCACAAGTCTATCAAGCTTATCATTTATCTCACTAAACTCGTTATTCATGCGTTCCATTTCACGAATATAATCCTGCTTAAGTACATACTCCAACGGCATACGATCAATACGATCTTCTAGTGCTCGCATTCTGCCAAAAACTTTACCAACAAACCATCCGCCTCCAGAAATAGCTGCTAATCCTAAAGCAATAAAATGTTCCATATTAAAAATCCAACTGCAATTTACCTCGTTTCATTAAGCCATTAACTAACCAAACAAGGGCATCTACACAGTCATCATGAGAGCTAACACCAAAATTTGTTAGCTCTTCAAACATTGTGGTGAAATTACGGTATCTGTTAAATATTATTTTACGATCTTCAAACATTCCCATGATTCCCCTAAATCGTGCTAATTTGTCTGCACGAAAACCTTTGACGGGGTGCCAAATAAGATTGTATAAATTTTCTTGGTTTAAACAAACACGTTTAAAGTCAGCTTCTAATGAAGCTTGATACTGTACAGCTTCAGACCAGATGTCACATGTTGAATAAGTTGGAAACCAAATACCATTTTCTTGCTTGCCAATAACTGACCAATCATGTAACAACTCTTTCATTGCATCTAGCTTTTCTAAATTACCCATTACACGCAAACGCCTGTAATCAATAATATGAATCTTGTCTCCAATACGTCCGCCTAGAACCATAACTGTATAGTCATTCTTCTCTCTTGTACCTGCAGACAAATCAACGCCAACACCTAAGCAGTCAAACTCAGTAGCAATCTCTGCTTTTACAAGCAACTCAGGTGCCAAGGACAGCTCATTCTGCCTGACAATCTGATTCATATACTGAAACGAAAAAGCAATAGGGGCTTGTCGCTTCTTCTCTTTGAGGTAATCTAGGGACCACATCTCTGGCCAATATGACTCTTCTTCGCCTGTCTCCTCGTTATTTAAGATCGCTGATAGGACGATCTGCATCCAGTTGTTCTGTGGGCAGAACGTTGTGGCATGGATATCGTCATGACGGAATCGCGTGCCCAAGCAAATTGCACGACCGCCTTCAAACATCGTCGGTGCAATCACTGCATTCCAGTTGTCTTGCATCGTTTTGCGAATATCCGGATTACTAATATCCGCTGCAGATTTCACAGGGTCATCAATAATAACTAGCTGTGAACGCTTAGATGTCACCGAACCTTTAAGTCCTGCGGCACATAAAGTAAATTGTTCTTCGCCAGTTGTATCGATGCCAGCAAACTTATGGTCGATTGACCAGTACTCATTGCTAGTAACGTTTTTGAGTAGTTTAACGGTAGGAAAAACTTCTTGGTATCGTTTTGATTCAATAATTCTTTTAATTGTTGCTGACTTGGATCTTGCAATATCAACCGTATAGCTAAGGTAAAGGATCTGTAACGGTCTTTTAGCTGCTGTATGAACACCAATAGCCCAAGCAGTAAATAAACCTAATACAGTTGATTTGGCTGAACCCCTAGGGCCTAATAGATCAATGTTAGGTCCAGCAATTTTTAACAAACAAGAACTATCTTCATTTGTTACTAAATTCCTATTCCATTCTTTGTGATGTTTGGCTGGTGGTTTGTCGGCTACATACTCACAAAAGAATCCAAAGTCATCTCTTGCTTTTTCTAAAAGATGCTCATCTTTATTCTTGCGTACACGATGATTTTTAGCGGCTGCTTGAGCATTCCGCCTATACGCCAAATGAAGATGAGAAGGCACTATTTCTTATTTTTATCTTTTTGAAGCTTAGCAGCCTTTGCTGCTTTAATGCTTTTATCTTCTGTATCAGACTCCTTGTCCTGGTTCTTCTTGTTCTTCTTCTGGAAGTGTTCCAGAAGCTCCGGGGGCATCTTGTTCTTGGCCATCTTGCATGTATTTGCCTGCTACAGGCATACCGGTTTCAGTATCTAGTTTAGGAGGACCTGATTGTAAACCCAGCATTTCCTCTAATTTAATATTAGTAGGCGAATATTTTCTATTACGAGTCAACTCTTGACCCATCTGCATACCTGTTCTGGAATTAAAGTTGCTTTCCATGGTTAATCTTCTTCGTATTGAATTCTAGCCCATACGCTCATCGATGCCTCATGTAACGGTCCTTCAATTGGATCGTCACGAAAAATAGAAATAATCTCACGCATTGCTCTATCAGCACCAGCCATCAGCATTCCTTTGCGGTCACGCGAAGAAACAAAAGACTCAACCTGGGCGATAGTGGAACGCAGTTCCTTTTGCATAGCAGCAATGCGAGCCACACCGGAATCACGCTTGACAGCATAGTTTTCAATATCCTCACGTAGTTTACGGATATCTTCTTGCATCTCCTGGATTTCGTTAAGAAGTATTGCAAGATGATCCGGCTTCTCGTACGTGAGGTTGAACCACGCATCACAAGACGTAATACTGCCTTTATATCCTAAAAATCTGGCATACAAATACACCTGAATTAAAGAATAATTATCAGCAGCAAAAGACAAAAACGACTCTTTAGTCGCTGTGTCTTCGTTGTCTAGCCAGTGACTAAAAACTTTAGCTTCTAAATCAGAAAGTGTAAGCTGACTTTGCTTGCTTGTAGTCCCTTGCTTCATCGCTTTCGCGGAAGTCCTGGGCTTGACGTGCAGAGGCTCGTTGTTCTTCTGCACCCTTTCCGATTGTTTGTCGCTCTTGGTCACCAGCGTCCTCCATCTTCTTCTTACTAAACTCGTAGGCTACACCAGCTGCATCACGATATTTCTGAAGATCAAACCAATCATCTGATGCTTCATCGTAATTGCCGCCTGTTCCAGTGCCACCTGTAGCCATTGAATTGACCTTTTGAGTTTAAATCAGAAGTTGCTCATCATAGAGGCTAAACCGCCTGCATAGATGTCGCGACGTCCTTCAACAGACTTTTGACGTTGCTGTTGCTTTTTAGAAGTGGTAAGACGATTAAGAAGCTGTTGAAAACTTTGCAAATCAACTGTAGGCTCACTTCCGTAATTACCGCCCGTTCCTTGTCCACCTGTTGACATGAGTAATAATGAATCACTTAATAAATATATTACTTGGACTTAATTCCAAAAACCAGCAAATAATGAACCGTACATCTGCCCTTCTTTTGCCCTTGCAGCTTTGAATTTCTCAAAGTCAGACTGGATGTTTGCACGTTCAACATCATATTCACCTTGCAGTTCAACACGCTCGCTAGCATACGTACCGCGAATGTCTTCAACATCTACCATTCCACTGTTAATAACAGCTTGTAAATCAAGAGCGCCTTGGTTCTTTAAGCCTTGAATAGCTTCATTACTTGCTGTCTGCGTATCAACAACATACTTATTTGTACGCTCCATTGCATCAGACTGATACTGTGCAATATCTAAATTGCGATCAGCCGTATACATTGTGCCTTTTAACTGTGCGCCGGCAGCAAATTTATTTGCTTCGGCATACAAGCCTGCAACAATTGCATTGCCTTCTGCTACTGCGTCGGCAACATTAACTCCCGTAATGCCACGCGCCTTCTCCATGAGGAGATCTTGCTCGGCATTAAACAATGCCATTGTTGTATAAGTACCATCAGGCAGGTCAATTCGTTGGTTAGGGTCACCTGCTCCGCTGCCACTGCTACCGCCGCCTCCTCCTCCGCTGCTTTGATTAGCAACATATTGATCTAGTGCTTTTTGCGCTCCTCCACCAAAGTTAATATCGTCATTACCTAGCTTGCCTTTGTCTAGCCATTTATTTACCTTATCGCTACTACCACCAGAACTTAAGTAATCATTAATATCCGCTCTGCTGATTTTAGAATCGCCGTCACCCGTATACTGGTTTAGAAATGCTTGATACTGTCCTGCCATAACTAAGCTTTCCTGAACTGATCGCCATACTTCATTGTAGTTGTTACAGATCCGCCTCTACGATAAGGAGCAATCATATAATTTTTACTGCCATCTGGATTGCGGCCAAATCCACCATACGCTGCTGCCATATTTTTCTCGCTCAATGTATAAGGACCTTTACTTTCTCCTTCAAGAGATCCCATAAGGTTTCTATTAACTGCGCTAGCAATCTGCATTGGACTCTTATTCTGTCCTGTTGCATCAAGCCAGCCTGATAATCTAGCAACTTCCTCAACACTCCCTGGCCTCATAAGGTTAGTACTAAATGCATCTTGAATAATATTATTGGTTGTTTTCTTGCCTACTTCTGCGCTCAAATAGTTTTGAAAATCTTTCCCTGAATAGAATTCACTGTTTGGCCTAAATGCTGATTGCAGCATTTGCTTGCCTTCAAAATAATCTAAATCACCACCTTGTACAGCGCCGTAGATATTATCAAAATAATTCTGAGACCTTAAGCTGTCGTTATAATCTTTTTCTGCATCAAAATATAAATACTCTCCACCTGAATCTAAAAATCTTGTTGAATCATTTTCAAAATTAAACATCTTTTCTATCATATCCATTTCCCTCATTTGAGAAATGAATCCAGGCGATAAAGAAGCCATCTGTCCGGCATCAGTAAAACCGCCGCCGCTAAAACCGCCGCCGCTACTTCCGCCTCCGCTACTTCCGCCATTCAATAAAGAATTAGTTGCACCAGCTGCAACGGGAGCAAGAAGGGGGCCAACTCCTGGAATAAAAGACGTTAACGTGCCTGCAGCAGCAGGAGCTATGCCTTTAAAAAAATCTCCAACTCCCTCAAAAAAGCTCATTATTTAACCCCTAGTTCTTCTATCATCGCACTGGCAAATCAGACTCCATAAATAGCGCGACTATTTAAAATGTTTTGCCGCATACCACCAGGTGCACTAGCTAAATAACGCTGTGCATTGCCTTGACGTGCAAGTGAGGTTTGACCTAACTCTTGTGCATTACGAATTGCTTGGTTCCTTAATGCAGCACCTAAACGCTCTCCTTCAATGCCTGCCATAAAACCACGGGCTTGACCTTGTGCAGTAGCTGCTGAAGCCATTGCAGCGGCCTCCATAGCGCCTGCACGCAAATTACCTGCCATTCTTTGGCCTGCATTTGCTGTAAGCCCTGGAGCCGCTCCTAAAATCCCTTGCGCAAAGTTTGTTAATCCTGAATTAAAACCTGATTGCTGTCCCTGTTGACCAGCGCCAGCCAAAGGCTGTTGGTAAAGCTGAGAAGGAGACATTCCTCCTATCTCGAAAGGTTCATCCCAGTTAAATCCTGTATTTCCAAAATTAGTAAAACTTCCTAAATCAAAACCTGTGTCAAAATCAATAGGCTGACTATAGGCATTCGAAAAATCAACATCTAGCGGATTGCTAAATAAGTCGACACCTGGATTAAAAGCAAAACTAGTCATTATGTAATAAGCCCCGAATAATAATCAAATCTAGGTTTGGCGGCTGAAGCGCCTGAGTCAAAGCCTCTAGTCAAACCATCAACAGTACCCCTAATCATTTCTGGATAATATGCAGCCCGCGAAGCATAGGCTTTCATTAGCATATCTGGTAAACCTTTTAAAGCAAAACCAACTGCTTGAGATTGTAAACCTAACTCTTGCTGACGTTGAGCACGACGAGCTTCAAATGGTTCCAGAACGCTAATCAGTTCTTCATAACGTTTTGGATCATTCTCATATCTTGCTAGTTCTAGTGTTTGTCTCCTTTGTTCATTCATTAAATGAACTAAGTTTGGATCAACACTTGAACTAAACGTACTTTGTTGTGTTTGGTCTGTGGACCCTGTACCAGTTGAAGGCTTATAATCTTCAACTTCAATTGGAATAGGTTGCCCTGTAGTTTCTGCATCTAATTGCTGCAAAATTGCAGGCTCTTCATACAAACTTGGACCGCCGATCCCCCTGCTGTTATTTACATAGACCTTTTGTCCTAACGCATTAATCATATAAGTACCTTTTGCATCTCGCTTATAAATCGGAGCTTGGCCAAAAGGAACCTCTTCACCTAACTGAACAGGCCTGTAACTAGGAAATCGTTGTGGATCGCGTTTAAGAGACATGATCAGAAACTAATATTAGGTGCCTGCATAGTGTTGCCTGCATAAGGATTATTAGTTAATGCAGTTCGGAAATTAGCAC